TCGGTAGGGCCACTAGGTTCTATTGTTCCTACCATTACAAGTACATTGCCTGTTACCTCAGCATCTGGTGGAACTGTAGGTAATTTTGCAATTAGTGGAAGTTATTTATATATAAACAATGGCGCACAATGGTATCGTGTAGCAGTATCTACTTTTTAAGGATTTAATATGGCAAACACATATACATGGGTAATTAATTCTTTAGAATGTTATCCAAATTTAAACGGTAAACAAAACGTAATTTTTAGCGTTTATTATTACGTTGTTGCTACTGACGGTACAAATACGGTTTCTTGTAATGGTAACCAACCTTTAATATACGTAGAAGGAAGCCCATTTACAGATTATTCATCTTTGACAAAAGAACAAGTTATTACTTGGCTACAAGAAGCTGTAGGCGAAAACCAAATAACAGCAATTCAAGATGCTTTAGATGTTCAATTAAATGGTTTAGCCAATCCAATAACTATTAAACCTAGTTTACCTTGGTAGAAAAATGATTAAATTTAGTAATGTCATTATTTGCGTATTAAAAACTATTGGAGCAGTTAGCTAATGGCTCAAACCAACTTTACGCCTATTCTGCTGTACGCAAGTAGTACGCCTACAGCCGTACCTAGCGCAGGTAATTTAACGAATAGCGCTACAGGATCAGAAATTGCTATTAACGTGGCAGATAAAAATCTGTTTTTTAAAGACAGCACCAATGCTGTAAATACCGTACCTATTCGTCAATCAAGCACTAGTTCAAATGGTTGGTTATCTGCAACCGATTGGAATACGTTTAATGGCAAAGCCCCAGCTACTAGCGGTACATCAATTTTGTACGGTAATGGTTCAGGTGGGTTTAGCAACGTAACTATTGGAACAGGTATTACTTTTGCAGGCGGTACGTTATCAGCTACGGGTTCAGGCGGTACAGTTACAAGCGTAACAGGCACAAGCCCCGTTGTATCTAGCGGTGGCACAACCCCTGCGATTAGTATGCCTGCGGCCACAACAAGCGTAAACGGCTACCTTACAAGTACAGATTGGAATACGTTTAACAGTAAACAACCTGCGGGTACATACGTTACTAGCGTAGGTGCTACATCGCCAGTTACTTCGTCAGGGGGTACAACTCCTACAATTGCAATGCCCGCCGCTACAACAAGCGTAAGTGGTTACTTGACATCTACCGATTGGAATACGTTTAATAACAAAGGTAGCGGAACAGTTACATCTGTAAGCGGTACAACAGGTCGCATTACATCTACAAGCGGTGCAACCCCTGTAATTGACCTTGCTTCAGGTGTGGCAACGGCTGGCACAACTGGTTCTAGCACTTTGATTCCTGTAGTTACAATCGACACCTATGGGCGTGTAACTAGTATTACCACAGCTTCAAACCCACAAGGAACCGTAACTTCAGTAACTGGTACGGCTCCTGTCGTATCTAGCGGTGGTGCAACTCCAGCAATTAGTATGGCTGCTGCTAATACAACTACAAATGGTTATTTAACTAGCACCGATTGGAACACTTTTAATGGTAAAGGTTCAGGTACGGTTACAAGCGTTGCTGCTTTAACTTTAGGCACAACTGGTACTGATCTTAGCTCTACTGTAGCTACAGGGACTACAACTCCTGTTATTACTCTTAATGTGCCTACAGCTTCAGCTACTAATCGCGGCGCTTTAAGCGCAGCCGATTGGACTACTTTTAACAATAAAGGTAATGGAACGGTAACTTCAGTAACTGGTACTGCTCCTGTCGTATCTAGCGGCGGTGCTACTCCAGCAATTAGCATGACTGCCGCCACTACTAGCGTAAATGGTTATCTTACAAGCACAGACTGGACTACTTTTAATGGTAAACAAGCGGCTTTAGTAAGTGGTACAAACATTAAAACAGTAGGTGGTGTAAGTTTATTAGGTTCAGGTGATGTAGGAACTATTGGCGTTGCTTATGGTGGCACAGGGCTAACAAGTCTTACTGCTAAATATATTCCTTTTGGAAATGGTACAAGTGCTTTTGGGTCAAGTTCAAACTTTGTTTGGGATAACACAAATGGTCGATTGGGTATTGGTTTTAGCTCTCCTACTGCTCAAATTGAAATAGCTGGTTATCCAAATGCAACATTTAAAATAAGCGACGGCGGTTCAGGTTCTTATACATTTAGTCGACAAGCAGGTGATGGGTATTTTCATAGCGTAGATGATTCAGGTTCTTATGGATTTATTTGGGCTAGCGGCGCTAATGAAATAATGCGTACATTTGCATCTCGTGGTGTTTCTATTGGTAACACTACAGACCCAGGTACAGGTAATTTGTCTATTACTTCTAATGGAAATTCATTATTTACAATGAGTAGCTCTGCCGGTGCTTACTCAAGTATTTTTACTATGAATTCAAGTTCTGGTGGCGGTAGTCAAATAAAAGCCCCTTATTCATTAATATGTATAACTGGCGGTTCAGGCGGCGTATATTTAGCTTCAGGCGGCGTTGCATGGCTAGCATATTCTGATGAAACTTTAAAAACAGATTTAGCGCCTATTGAAAATGCCTTAGATAAAATATCTCGTATTCGTTCTGTAACTGGTAGGTATAAAACAGACCCTGAAGGAACAAGCCGCGCGTTTTTTATTGCTCAAGATTTAGAAAAAGAGTTTCCACAAGTTGTTAGTAAAAACTCTATTGATGGAACTTTAATGGCTTCTTACACAGAAACAGCGCCTCTTTTGCTTGCGGCTATAAATGAACTACAAACAAAATTTGATGCGTATGTTGCATCTCACCCATAGGATTAACCATGACTACTCTTATTCCAAAATTTGATTTAAAAAATGGTGGCTCTACACCTACTGGCGCCGTCAATAGAACTATTTATCAAAAATTAAGCGACACCGTATCTGTTAAAGATTTTGGGGCTATTGGTGATGGTTCTGCTGATGACACCGCAGCTATAAATGCTGCTTTAGCCGCAAATAACGCTGTTTATTTTCCTGCGGGGACATATTTAGTATCAGGAAATATCAATATTAAAGACAAAGCACTTTACGGTGTTCCAACTAATACAACTACGTCTAATAAAGTTTCAGTAATTAAATTGTCAGGCGCTAATACCAACGCGTCTTTGTTTGTGAACGGCGGTAGTATTAGCACTGCTTGGGGCGCAGGCGGCGGTTGTTTGTTAAGAGATTTAACTTTACAAGGTAACTGGGATGGTTCTACTGCTAACAGCGAAACCAATATTTCTAACATCGGCGCATTGTTTAAATGGTGGTCAGGCGTATACGTAAAAATTCAAAACTGTTATTTTGTTAATTCTTTTGGTTTTGGTATTTTTTCATACCAATTAGGTTATTCGAGCGTTAATACTTCTTTTGTAAGCACTAATGCTAAAAACGGCATACATTTAGAAGCACCAAATGGCAGTAACGCTATTACAAGTACAACGATTAATGATTGTTCTATTAATTCATGCCGTGGCACGGCGCCTACAGGTGGTAATGGCATATACCTTAAAAATGGGTTTTATTGTGATGTAAACGGTTGCGTTATTGAAGATGTACTTGTCGGCGTTTATATTGACGGCGATGATAATAGAAGTCCTACTATCTTTGAAACGCACCTTGAAACTACTACAAACGGGGGCGTTCGTTACGTAGGTAGCGGCGACGATTTAATGTTGTTTCAAAATATTTTTGCTACTAGTCCTTATTTTGTTCAAACTAACCCTGAATTTCAAACATATAAAGCAATTGGTAACTATAACTTAGCCGACCAATATACTTTACCAGTTATAAAAGCGTTACCTCAGCAAGTTAATTTAGATACAAGCGCGCCTTCAAAAACTATTAACCAAATTACTTTGACACCTGGCACTTGGATAGTAAACGCATCTTGGATTGGTACTAACGCATCAGGTTCAGGAACTTACTCAACAAGACAAGCATTTGCTTTAAATACCGCCGCTTCGTTACCTAGCTACCCTGTTACACCCTCTAATTACGGCTCGGCTATGGTTCGCGGCGATGTTTCTTCTACCGCTAATACTGCTGATGGTTTTATGAACGGCACGTTAACACTTCCGATTACCGTAACTACAGATACCATCATATATTTATATGGCGGCGCAGCGGCCATTACTAGCAGTTTAGTTGTTTCTTGTACTGGTTTTATAACTGCTACTAAAGTTAATGGATCGTACGTAAGCTAATGACCCAACTGCTCGATACCGAACAAAAAGTGCAAGCGCTTGAAGCCGCGTTTTTAGAACAGCCTCAAGTCGATTGCCCTGTTGTTCATCGGTTCGGCCCAAGCATTTACATTCGTGAGGTGTCTATCCCCGCTGGCACCTTGTCTATTGGGCATCGCCAGACAACAACGCACCTTAATGTCATGTTGGCAGGGCGCGTTATTATGATTAATGAAGATGGATCCAAGACTGAAATAGCCGCACCGCAGACGTTTGTTGCAGGCCCAGGGCGTAAGATTGGTTACATTCTTGAAGATATGGTTTGGCAAAACATCTACGCCACAGGCGAAACAAACGTAGAAAAGCTAGAAGCAATGTTTTTAGATAAAAGCCAAACTTGGCAAGAACATCAAAAAAATCAACAACTATTGTTGTCTTTTGACCATTCTGAAGATATTGCTGACTATTACGCTGCAATTGCTGAATATGGATTTGACCAAGAAACGGTGCAACAACAAGTTCAAAACTTAGATGATCAATGCAATTTTCCTTTAGGAGATTACAAAGTTATGGTTGCACCGTCAAAAATAGACGGTAAAGGGCTATTTGCTACTGGAAACTTTAAAATAAACGAAATAATTGCACCTGCACGCATTAATGGATTGCGTACGCCAGCAGGAAGATTTACTAATCATTCAAAAAATCCCAACGCAAAGATGATTTTGTTGGATAATGGTGATATAAATTTAGTATCCAATATGATTATCGATGGTTGTAAAGGCGGTAATTTAGGTAATGAGATTACAATTGATTATCGTCAGGCATTAAGCCTAACCATAAGGAGAAATTAATATGTCTGGAGTCGCTACGGCAATTGTTGGAAGTGCAGTAATTGGTAGTATAGCGTCTAGTAAAGCGGCAAGCACACAAGCGCAAGCGTCACGTGACGCTACTCAAGCGCAACAAGACGCATTAAATCGGCAAATTGGATTAAACCAACCGTTTTATGATGTTGGTGTTACGGCTGCAAATAAATTAGCCGCACAAGCCGCCTACACGCCTGAAAAATTTAACTATCAAGCAGACCCAGGCTATGCGTTTAGGTTTAATGAAGGCATGAAAGGTTTAAACGCTACGGCAGCTGCTAGGGGTGGATTAATCTCAGGCAACGCATTACGTGGCGCTACTGAGTTTGGACAAGCGGCAGGCTCACAAGAATATCAAAATGCATACAATCGCTATTTAGCAAACAATGCACAGAACTTGCAAGCGTACAATACGAATACAGCTAATACACAATATCTTGCTAACTTAGGTCAATCATCTGCTAATAATCAAGCCAATGCAATTGGTAACTTTGGTAACGCTGCGGCAGGTAATATTATCGGTGCAGGCAACGCAAACGCTGCAGGCATGGTGGGTGGGGCTAATGCCATATCAAGTGGTGTTGGCACAGGATTAAATTATTACCAAAATCAAAATATGTTAAATGCTTTTAATGGCAGATCTCAATATAATAATTTAGCAGGTCAATATGGCGCAAGTAACGTATATATGCCTAGTGGTTATGGTGCGCAAGTGCCTACTGGCGGAACTGGTTTTGATTAAGGAATAATTATGGCAACTATTGATCCAAACATTGCATTAGGTGTCAAGCCTATACAAATTGAAAACCCAATGAATCAGTATGCGATGTTGTCGCAACTTCAAGGCAATCAACAAACGCAACAACTTAATGCGTTAAAAATGCGTCAAGCGCAACAAGAATTTGACACAAGCAATGCATTAGCCAATGCTTATAAAGAGGCAATTACACCTGAAGGCAATGTAAATTACAATGCGTTAATACCCCAATTAGCGTCAAGTGGCGCAGGGTCGGCTATTCCTGGTGTGTTAAAAACTAAAAAAGAAACTGAACAAGCCGCAGCATTACTTGAAAAAACGCAAATTGAAGCAAAACAAAAAAAATTAGAAGTTCAAAGAGAACAATTTGCTAACTTGTCTTTTAATCCTTCAGATGAAAATGTCAAAGCACATCTTCAAGATAGTGTTTTAAAAGGTGAATTACCGCAACAACAAGCAGATCAATTATGGGCAAAAGTATCTAGTTTAAATCCCGCGCAACGTAGCCAATATTTTACCGAAATGGGTATGAAAGCGCATGAGTTAGGTACATATAAAGAAACTGCCCGTCATAACCTTAAAACAGAAAATATTTCAGCAGGGCATTTAGGCGTAGCGCAAGCTAATTTAGCTATAAATCAAGAAAAAGCAAAACGTGAGCAAACAATGGGTACTATCCCTGCTGGCTATCGTTTAGCAGCGGATGGTAAAACTTTAGAAGCAATTCCTGGCGGCCCAACAACAGTTGCGTTACCGCCAAAAGAATTGCAAAAACGTGAAGCCGCTTTCCCACAAGCTACATCGGCGGTTAAAGCAATTGAAACTAAATCTGATAGTTTTATTAAAGATCTTGAAAAATTACGTGATCACAAAGGTTTGGATGAAATTACAGGTTTAATATCAGGACGTATCCCCGCCCTTTCTGATAAAGGTCGCGCAGCGCAAGCGTTATACGATAAAATTGTTGCTAAAGGTGGTTTTCAAGCATTACAAGATTTACGTGAAGCCTCTAAAACTGGCGGCGCTTTGGGTAACGTATCCAATCAAGAAGGTAAACAACTTATTGCATCTTACGCTGCTATTGATCGTAGACAAAATGCTAAAGATGTTAAAGAAGCAATTAACCAAGCAATTGAAGATACTAAAACTAGTAAACTTCGTATTCGTGAAGCGTATGATCAAACATACGATTATAAAAATAGCATTGGTACACCTCAACAATCCGTATCGACGCCACCGCCACCCACCGCGGCTATCGATATGCTTAAAAAAGACCCAAGTTTAGCGACACAGTTTGACGCTAAATATGGCGCAGGCGCAGCGGCTAGAGCATTGGGGCAATAAATGGCGACTAACTTTTTTGACCAATTTGATGTTGCTCCTGTTACAACAGCTAATCCTTTTGACAAATTTAGCGCGCCTGAAACACGTCAAAATGTAGTCGCAGAAACATTACCTGAATGGGCTAAAAAAAATCCAAAATTGTATAAGGCAGCGCAAATTGCTCGTGAATACGGTGGCCCTGTAGTTGAAATGGGAAGCGCATTAGGTGGTGGCGTTATTGGTTCTGCGTTAGGCCCTGCGGGTACAGTTGGTGGATCAGCGTTAGGGTATGGTATTGGTAAAGAAGCTACCCATCTTGCTGATTTATATTTAGGTAACGTGCAAGGCGAAACACCAAGTCAAACAGCTTTACGTGGCGCAAGCAACATTGTTGAAGGCGGTTTATTAGAAACTGGTGGTCAAGTTGTTGCGCCATTTATAGCTAAAGGTGCTAAAGCATTATCAAAAGGTGCTGGTGCAGTTGTTGATGCCGTAACAGGGCAATTAGTTCCTGTCAAAGCAGGTAATTTAGCCCGCGAAGCAATCGGCGCTGATTTACCACAAATTAAAAATGCGTTAGCTAATGCTAAATCAGGTGAAACAGCAGCGCAAGCAACCTCTGAAATTAACTCACCTATATGGCAATCGCTTAACGCGTTTGCCCAAAAGCAAGACCCACGCTATTACACAGGTGTTCTTAATGCACAAAATGCTGATCGTTTAAATAGATTAGCAGCGCTTGCGGGTGGTGGTGATCAAACCGCCGCAAGAATATTGCGTGAAGAATCTAAAAATGCGTTGAATCAAGCGTTAATACCACAACTATCTATTGAATTAAATGCCGCTAACACAGCAGGTAAAATGCTACCTAAACTTGAAGGCGACGCAGCGCGTTTTGGTAACGCAGCAACAAGTAAAGTAGAAGACGTACGTCGGTTTGTTGCGGCAGGTGAACGTGCGTCAGATAAAGCCAATGCAACTTTTACGGTGCCTGGTCAACCACGCGTGCCAGCACGTTACACTTATATGGGTGAGTTGGCAACTAAAGCTGATGAAGTTGCAAGTCAAGCCGCTAATGCATCATTACCGTTTGGTGAGGCCGCTAGGTTTGCACAAGCAGGCGCAGATAGTTTAGCCGCGCATGGTCTAAAACCATTAAAATCAGACGCTGTAATTGCTAGTTTAGCCAAAGTATCTAGAAATCCTGAATTTGCAGGTAATCGTGAATTATCAACGGCTATTAATCGTGTCGGTAAAGACATTTCTGAATGGACAAATGCTGGCGGTGTAATTGATGCGTGGGCTTTAGATAGTATTCGTAAAAATTCTGTCAATAGTGCTATTCGTGAATTGTATCCTAATGCAGAAGCGTCCGTTCAAAAAGAACTTGCGGCTAAAGTATTAGGCAAAATTAAACCCGTTATTGTCGACGCCGTAGAAAAGGCAGGCGGTACAGGTTACGGTCAATATTTGACTGACTACACAAAAGGTATGCAAGCGATTAATCAAAAAAAATTAAGTGGCGACGCATTAAAACTGTACGAATCTGCACCAAACGAATTTATTAAATTAGTTGAAGGTAATAAACCTAAAGATGTTGAAAAAATCTTTGGTGCTGGAAGTTACGACATTGTTAAAGAAATGAGTGACGACGCATTAAAAACTTTAAAAGGTGTTGCTGGTGAAGTTAAACGTGACGTTAAAATTGCTGAACAAGCTAAAGCAGGGCGTCAAGCATTAGGGCTTGAAAGCGAAAGTTTAAGTGAAAAGATACCAGGTTTCGTAGGCTATAAAACTGCAATTGCTAAAAAAGTTGTACAAGCACTTGAAGGTAAAATTGACGATAAGACTTTAAATTATATAACTGAAGGTTTAAAAACAGGCCGCAGCGCACAACAATTATTAGCGCAAGTCCCTGCATCAGAAAAAATTAAAGTTTTAAACGCGTTTGCAACAATGAACCCACGCGGCGCGCCCGAAGCTGCAGGTAAAGCTATTATGTATTATCAAAATAGTTTAGCCCCTGAACAACAAAACCAAAACGCTTTAGCGAGGTGATATGGATATGGATGTAATAGTCGCTGAGAACGATAAGCGTTTGTCAGTACACGAAGCGGTGTGCGAACAACGCTATACCGCCATCTTAGAATCATTTGATAACGGATCAAAGCGGATGCAACGCATTGAGTATCTTTTGTATGCCGTCATTGCATCGGTCTTTTTTGGTAAAGATATGATTCTTAATATTGTGCAACATTTGGTATCCAAATGAAATGTCGAATCCAATTGCTGAAGGCACAAAGTCATTAAGCGAAGGCCTTAATCAAGCGCGTGAGGCGGGCAAAAGTCTTACCAAAAGCATTGAAGATATACAGCATGATGGAATAGAGGTAGCAAAACAAGAATTAGACGCGCTTAAACGCAAACGATTAATTGAAGAAGCAAGAGAAAATTCATTAATTTATAAAGCAATTGACGAATACGAGTCACAAAAAGCCGTTATTATTGCTGAAAATAAAGCTGAAAAAGAGTTTAAACAACGGTACGGTGAAAAGGAATGGAACAAGGTTCTTGAATTAAAAGAAACTGTTGAGAAAGAATATAACGAAAACAAAAAGTATTATGGGCATAAGTTAGATGATGTCAAGCGCGTGCAGTTTTATTGTTGGGTTGTAGCGGCTTTTATCACCTATCTTTTGTGGAAATTTGACCTTGTATGACATGGTTAACATTGTGTTTTATTCTGTATCTTATAGAATTAGGGATATGGGCTTATGTTATTTATTTACATTATGAAGCTAAAATAAACCAAGAAAAAGTGAAGTTTCCTGCAAAAACCAAAGTTATTGTGCGAACCAAGAAGGATATAGTGCGTGGATGATGATTTATTCAAATGGTGGACAATGTTTGCACTTCTTTGTATGATGGCAATTATATTGTTAAAGGAGTAGTGATGGCACTAGACCCCATATCCGCAGCGTTAGATTTAGGGAACACCCTAATTACTCGCATCTTTCCTGATCCTGCACAAGCAGACGCAGCAAAACTTAAATTATTAGAACTCCAAAAAAATGGCGAATTAGCCGCCATGACTGCTCAGACCGACATCAACAAAGAAGAAGCTAAAAGTTCGTCTTTGTTTGTGTCAGGATGGCGCCCAGCAATCGGTTGGGTATGTGCGTTAGCGCTTGCGTATCAATATCTTTTAAGACCATTAGGCGGCACTTTTGCGGCCTTAATAGGCGTAACCATACCGCCGTTGCCTGGGCTTGACGATAACTTATGGCAATTGATGATGGGTATGCTTGGCATGGGTGGTTTAAGAACATTTGAAAAGGTACAAGGAGTAGCAAACAAATGAGTACAAAAGAACACGTAATGTTAATTGCTGCTTGGTCATTAGTGGCTGTTGTAATCAGTATGCTACTCATGTTTGCGTACGCCGTTATTGATCCTAACTTTGATACTGACAAAGTATTTCAGATTATTGGGCCTGCGTTTCAAACGGTAATTGGTGGATTCATAGGACTAATAACAGGAATTAAAATAGGGAGCGATGATGATAAGTAATTGGGATAAAGCATTTGAACACGTCATTAAATCAGAAGGTGGATTTACCTCTGATCCAAAAGATAAGGGTAATCACTTACCTGATGGCAGAGCTGGTTGCACCATGCTTGGATGTACACAAACCAATTGGGAAGCGTATGTTGGTCATCAAGTGACGTGGGATGACATGAAAGCACTTAAACCTGATGATGTTAAACCCCTATACAAGCGTGATTATTGGGATGCGGTGAAGGGCGACGTTCTCCCAGGCGGCGTAGATTATGCAGCGTTTGACTTCGCAATCAATGCAGGCCCTGCAGCGTCAAGAAAAATGATTCAACGTGCATTAGGGGTAAACCCTGATGGCGCTATTGGGCCAGCAACTATGGCGGCAATCAATGCTATGGATGGCAAAACTTTTTTAGATAAGTTCAGCCAAGCCAAACGTGACTTTTATATTGGTTTGCATAATCCAACGTATGAAAAAGGATGGTTAAGTCGCGTAGAAGACGTTAAAAAAATTGCAACTACAATGCTAGGGTAATTCCTTATTTTGGCACCCATATACGTTTACGGCATTGTTCAATAACTTTTTGGGGAATATCAGGATGCCAATTACCCATTAGCATACGGCAATCGTAAACAACTTCTTTACGCGCTAGTTCGGTAAAAAATATAATCCACCCACAAATAAATGTGGTAATAAGCACGGCAAATATTTTCATTTTTTTACCTCACTTGGAGCGCGCCAACCAATTGATTTAAAGCGTGCAAGTACATTTGTGCTACACGCAGGGACATATTTCCAATCTTTTAACTGCCAATAGGATTTTTGAGGTATGACTGGTTTTTTTGCTTTCATGGTTGACTCCTTGTGTTAACTTCACGATAGGCTTGAATAGCGGCTTTTAAGTCTTGTTTTAAACATTCTATCTCGTATACGTCGTCAACAATCCGTTCATACGTTTCGTTGGCAAATTTAACTAAGTTGGCGTGTGACCAACAGGCAAAATCAGGGTGCGTCATGGTGCAATCGCTTCCTTCATAATTTCAATGCGTTCACGACTAACGCGCAAGGTGTTGTACCTCATGTGTAATCTCTCAAGAATTGATGCTCGACGCGCGCCTTGACGCTCATCTTCAAGCATCGCCAATACTTCGTCCTCAGTCATTTGATTCAGTACGGCTTGCAGCTTGCGCCAACTTAACGGTTTCACGTTCTATCCTTTCATGTAAAGTTACTATTTCGTTTGTAATCTTTTTAAGCGCGCGCATAGCGGTGTTGTATTCCCGCGCTCGTATCGTTTCTTCAGCTTGCGCTGCTTTTAACTTCGCTTTGTAATTCGCTAGTCGTTTCATTCTTACGTTCCTTTAACAATTCAATTTCATTATTTAATCGATTAATTTCCAACATCAAAATGCCAATGGTTCTTTCAGCATCTTCTAATAAGTTAATTACTTTTTCTTTCATTTCAATTCCTCCATGGCTATATCGGACAAAGCCCGTTTATCTTTTAAGGCGCCTAAAATACGTTCTTCAATTGTTTTGTTAGTCAGCAACAGATAAACCCACACGTCATGCTTTTGACCTGATCTATGTAGCCTACCAATCGTTTGCTCGTACAACTCAAGACTCCACGGCAACGATACAAACACCATCTTGCACCCGCCATGCTGAAGGTTTAACCCATGCCCTGCTGACTTAGGGTGAATCAATAGCAGTTCAATCTTGCCCTCGTTCCAACGCTCAATAGCCTTTGTGTCATTGATGGTTTGGGCGTGTGGGTACCGACGTTTGAGTTCTGCCAACTCCTCGATGTAGTTGTACACAATGATGGTGTTAGCGTGTTGGTTTTCCTCAATCAACTCATCCAACAAATCAAACTTATGCGTGCTAAACCATATCGGCACTTGGCTAACATTCATACGCCCTGGTGTATCGGACGCCGTTGTTTCAGTATGATATATAAATCCTGATGACATCTGTTGCAACTTCTGCGTTACGACTGCTGCGCTAAGTGCCGTAATCTGTTCTTTCTCAAACTGCACAACAAAATCTTTTTTCATTTTTTCGTAATGGCTACGGTCAGCCATGTTGCACCGCATCTCAACCACATGGCATGGCGGTAATTTATCAGCGTATTCGCCAGCTTCTAATACAAACGTCGCAGGTTTAATCACTTCCATAACCTGTGGCAAAGAACCGATACGGGGCGCCCACTCACCAAAATCTTTATTCATTAGCACAAAATACTTTTGCATAAACGCTCCTTTAGACCGCCCTAACAACTGTTGATCAATAATCTTACATTGCCCAAAAACATCCTCTAAACCGTTGCTTGTAAACGATCCTGTTAAACCCCAACGTATCTTGATGGGGTCAATGACTTTGTTTAATGCTTTAAAACGTGTGCCAGACGGGTTCTTTAGCCTGGTCAGCTCATCAAACACAATGCCATCAAAGTCCATCACGTCAGGCAATGATTGCAAGTTATCGTAGTTAGTAACAACCACTTGCGCGTTCGATTCAAACGCTTCACGACGTTGCTTTGGTGTACCAACGGCGACGGCTAACTTCATATCAGGCGCCCACTTCGGTTGCTCAACAGGCCACACATCCGTACATACGCGTTTAGGTGCTACGACCAACCAACGATTGACAACGCCGTTGTATAGGGCGTCATCCATTGCAGTCAACGTAATAGCCGTCTTACCCGCACCAACTGGCGCAAGAATCATCGCTTTGTCATTCTCGTACAAGAAGTCAGCTGCTTTTTCTTGATAATCTCTGAGTTTCAAGCCACTCATCTATTTGTTCCTTTTCCCATAAGCATACATACTTCTGACGCAAAGATTTCATCTCGTTTGCAAACAATTTCTGCAGTTCTGACAACCTACCATTCGGTGCTTTCAACTCTACAAACCATGTGCTTCCGTCAGGCAAACACGCAATCTGATCGCTAACACCACGTTGATTGATAGACCTAAACTTATAGGTCTTTCCACCTAATGACAGCACCGCCCATTTAAAGTAAAATTCAATTTCTTTTTCATTCATGTAAAAAAGTTTAACACATCTTTTTAATTTGTGATATAGTAGAATCTCAAATCAACTAAAGTAAAGGAATCTAAAGATGGCAAATCATTCAAAAGTAGTCGGCGGTTCAACTGCCAAACGGGTTATCGGATGCCCAGGCTCTGTAGCATTATGCGCTACGATGCCACCAAAACCGAGTAGCAAGTATGCAGATGAAGGTACGTTACTTCACGACGCTATTGCACAAGTCCTAGATAAAGACGTTAAACCTGAGTCATTACTTGGTATGGCATATCAAGATCAGGTACTGACACAAGAATTGATTGATAACAAATTACACGTTGCATTAGATTTACTTGGTCAAGTTGACCCTAATTTAGAAATGGAGTACGCAATTGAAACTGAAGTCGGATTTGGTGATTTTTTACCTGATGTGTTTGGCTCATGTGATTTACTTGGGCGCATTGGCAATCGTGCTATTGTCTTGGATTGGAAGTTCGGCGATGGCGTAACAGTCGGCGTTGAAGAAAACGAACAGTTATTATTTTATGCAGCCGCAGCCATGCGTACGCCGTCGGTGTCATGGGTGTTTGATGGCGCAACTGAAATCGAATGTGTCATCATTCAACCGCCGATGATTAGACGTTGGGTCACAACCGTTGAGCGTGTAAAGCAGTTTGAACTGACGCTCTTGCAAGCCGTCAAAGCATCACAAAAGAAAGACGCGCCAATTCAATTAGGCGAACATTGCCGTTGGTGTGTTGCAAAACCGATTTGTCCTAAAATGACAGGTGCAGTAGATAGAACAGTTAACTTACAAATTAAATCGCTTGATGCTGACAATATAGGTTTTTATTTGGCGAACTGTGACTTGTTAGAACAATGGATTACAGATTTACGTGCCTTAGCGCATCAAATGTTAGAAGCCGATGTGGTTGTGCCTGGTTGGAAGTTGGTCAACAAGCGTGCTACACGTCAATGGGCTAATGAAGACGTTGCTGATGATGTATTATCTAAAGTCATTCCGCAAGATGAATTGTATGTGGCTAAAATGATTTCACCTGCGCAAGCAGAAAAGGTACTCAAGAAGTTAGGTCAGCAATTACCTGACGACTTAGTAGTAGCAGTAAGTAGTGGCAGTACGTTGGCACGGGAAGATGATCCTCGTCCAGCGGTTGTACAAATCGGGAAGCAACTCACCGCAGCCCTTTCTAAAATTCAATAAAGAAAGCACTAAACAAATGTCAAATTTAACTACATTTTCAGCAGCAAATTTACCTTCAGTAACCGCATTATCTACAGCGTTACGCGCTTTAGAAACTGATGTTGGTAACGCAGGAGTTGTCATTATCAAGATGGACAAAACAGGTCATTGGGTATTCGGTGCAGATCAGACCGAAGTCGAAGATGACTCTACTTGGGCAGTCAATCCTTTCTCATTCGTACATGGTTATATTGCATGGGGCGACGGTGAAGTGCTTGGCGAGAAGATGGTATCAGTATCTCAGCCATTACCTGAGTTGGAGCCTGCGCCACCTAACGCTAAAAAAGGTTGGGAAACGCAAGTCGGTATGTCAATGAAGTGCATCTCTGGTGAAGACAAGGGGATGGAAGTACGCTATACAACAACGTCAGTTGGTGGCAAGCGTTCTGTTCAAGCCTTAGCCGTTGCCATTGCAACACAAGTGGACGCTGATCAGTCCAAGCCTGTACCGATTGTAATGCTTGGTAAAGAGCATTACAGTCACAAATCTTATGGTCGCATCTACACACCTATTTTTGATATTCAATCATGGGTCAGTATGGATGTTGAAACTAAGGAAGAAGCACCCCAAGAAGAAGCTGCGCCTGCAATTGAAGCGCCAGCACCTGCAACTCGTCGTCGTCGTGGAGCATAACATGATTAAATTAGAACTTAGTATTGAAGAAGTAAACGGCATTTTGATGGCACTTGGTAAAGCCCCTTACGAGATGGCTCAACCGATTGTTGACAAAATTAAACAGCAGGCAGTACCGCAAGTGCAAGCAAATCCTGCACCTGTAGAACCTGTAGCCTAGTAAAGAATAGGGGTGGTTAGGCAGACATTCAAGGATGTTACAAGCGTGTGTTTTTTCTGCCTTCCAACACGCGAGTATCAGTAACTAAATTGACACCCCACCTATCTTATGACAACACTTTGGATTGACTTTGAGACACGTAGCCGTTGCGACTTATTTAGTCGTGGCGTCTACAATTATGCTAGGGATGCCAGCACTTCGGTACTGTGTCTTTCCTATGCGTTCGATGATGAGGAAGTGCAGTCATGGATTCCTCACCAACCTTTTCCACAACGCATGATTGACTTTATTAAACAAGGCGGTCAAATTAGGGCGCATAACGCTGCCTTTGAGCGTCTAATCATGTGGTACGTTTTATGTCCTGACCAAGGCATACCTGAACCGAAGTTAGAACAGTTTTACTGCACCGCAACACAAGCGCGTGCCAACTGTGCGCCAGGCTCACTTGAAGATGTCGGTAGGTTCTCAGGCGCTAATATGCGTAAAGATCACCGTGGCAACCAACTCATTCGTTTGCTATCGATTCCTAAGTCAGACGGTACGTTCAACGACGACCCAACGCTCATGGCAGAGATGGTCGCTTACTGCGAACAAGACGTGCGTGCTATGCGTGCGATTAGTCAAGCAATGCGTCAGCTATCAGATGATGAGCTGATGGATTATCATATCAATGAGCAAATTAATGACCGTGGCGTATTGTTAGATAAGCCATTGGCTGAGTCAGCAATTAAGTATGCGAGTGTTGAGCTGGAAGAAATTGAAAAGATTGTTGCCGAAGTAACAGAAGGCGAGATTACAAGTGTGCGTAGCCCACGGATGCGTGAGTGGGTATTAGCGCGTGTTGGTGATGAAGCAAAAAAATTAATGGAAAATTACAAAGATGGAGAGAAGAAATATTCAATCGACAAGTCAGTTCGAGCTAACCTTCTTATTCTTGCTGAAGAAAACCCCGACCAAGTACCGCCGCAAGTTGCTGATGTTATCCAATGTGCGGACGACTTATGGGCGTCTAGTGTTGCGAAATTCAACCGATTAAAGGAATTAGCCGATGAAGAAGATTACCGAGTTCGTGGAGCATTTGTGTTTGCAGGAGGATCAGCGACAGGGCGTGCTAGCAGTTACGGCGCCCAAGTACACAACTTTACCCGCAAGTCCGCTAAGGATCCTGATGCCGTTAGACAAGCTATGGTTAGAGGCCACGCAATTGTCCCTGCCTTTGGAAAGCGTATCACCGACGTACTTAAGTCAATGCTCAGACCTGCCCTTATACCCGATAGGAGAAAATCATTAGTCGTCGCCGACTGGTCAGCAGTTGAGGCTAGGGTAAACCCTTGGCTATCGAATTGTCCAGCAGGTGTCAAGAAGTTAGACCTGTTCCGTACAGGCGAGGACGTTTACAAGGTCAATGCAAGTGCGACATTTCACGTGCCAGTAGCTCAAATAACGAGCGAGCAACGTCAAATCGGTAAGGTGCAAGAGTTAGCGTGTGGCTTCGCAGGTGGTGTGGGCGCGTTTGCTGCGATGGGTCGCGCGTATGGTATTTTACTGCCTGAAGCCGAAGCCAAGCGCATGGTGAATGGTTGGCGTGTGGCTAATGCGTGGGCGGTACCGTATTGGCAAGACCTTGAAAACGCGTACACTCGTGCTATGCGAAACCAAGGGCATGAGTTTAGCGCAGGGCGTGTAACTTATTTGTTTGATGGTCAGCATCTTTGGTATGCGCTACCCAGCGGTCGTGTGTTATGCTATCCATTCGCACGATTAGAACAAGATGGAGTCAGTTATGCCAAAGCATCATGGAAACCCGCCGCCGACGCAACCGAATGGCCAAGAGCAAGACTTTGGCGTGGCCTTGCCTGTGAAAACATCACGCAAGCTGTCGCCAATGATTTACTTCGACATTCTTTGCGTGGATTGGATGATGTTGTTCTTCATGTCCATGATGAAATTGTGGTCGAAACATCAGAACCCAAAATCGTAGTAGAAAAAATGAAGCAAGTGATGTGTACGCCACCTGCATGGGGAGAGGGTTTACCCCTAGACATTGAGGCAAGCATTATGACACGTTACGGTAAGTAAAAAAAATCCCCTAGATGGGCTAGGGGACAATTCATCTCACGGAAGGAAAAACAATAAATGCAAAATCTATTAGAGTATATAACAAAACTAGCGCCAGAGGGCGAAACAGCGTTGGTTGTGCGTCAAAAGCCACAAATCAAAGACGGTCAAATGCAGTTCCACGCAGACGGCGCCATCAAATGTACATGGCCTGCCTATTTACCTAGTCAGAAAATGCGTGCAGGTGAAGCGTGGTACATCAATACTGCATCATTTATCATTGATCGGTTTGAGGATGGGCGCATATCCGCAAGTGCTGCTAACTGCGAATACGTCCTCTTTATGATGCTTGACGACATCGGCACCAAGTCCAAGACCCCACCACTCGCGCCGACGTGGATACTCGAGACAAGCCCTAATAATTTTCAGTACGGTTACGCGTTCTCTGAGCAACCAACCAAAGGCGAGTTTACCGCAGCCGTGAAGGCGATTGCACAGGCAGGTTACACCGATGCAGGGGCGACCAATGCTGTGCGTAATGTGCGTTTGCCTGGTTCCGTGAATCTGAAGCCTGGACGTGATAACTTTGAAGCGCGTTTGGTTGAGTTTTACCCTGAGCGTGAATACACTTTAACCGAAATATGCGAAGCCTTAGACGTAACTCCTGCGCCTGCCGATACGAACCATTACGCACCCATTCGTTTGGTAGACAATGGCGGCGATGATGTGCTAGCATGGCTAAACAATCAAGGCCTCATTTTGTCCAAAATTAATGGCGAGGGATGGTTGTCCGTTACTTGCCCAAACAATGCCGAGCATACGGACGGCAACCCTGAAGGGCGTTACAAGCCTCTTGACCGTTCGTATTGTTGCTTACATTCGCATTGCGTGGACTTTGATTCCAAGTCGTTTTTAGCGTGGGTTGCCGCTAATGGTGGCCCTACTGTCAATCACGGTTTGCGTGATGACTTGATAGCCGAAGCCATGAACATTGCTCTATCCAAGATTAGCCCATCCGAGATGTTCACCGATAGCGCGGAGGCCATCATCGCTGAGGTCGAGCGTAAAGAGCTTGGACGTGTCGAGAAGGCGCAATGGTACGAGCGTTTTGCGTACGTGCAGGATGACGAATCCTACTTCGATATGCAAGACCGTCGTGAGATATCAAGGCAGACGTTTAACGCGTTGTTTCGTCACATCGATTGCAAATCCATTCACTCTAACACGCGCATTTTACCGTCGGTATGCTTTGACGAGAACCGTCAGGCGATGGGCGCTAAAGCGCTCGTAGGTATCACCTATGCTGCGGGTGAGTCCGTAATCGTGTCCCGTGACGGTGATTTGTACGGCAACCGTTGGCGTGACGCGCGTCCTGATGTGTCGTCCGTGGTCGCTGATGACAGGTCAATTTCAGCGTGGTTAGATCATTGCCGTGAGTTGGTGCCTGATGCCAACGAGTTAGACCATTTACTCAACATCATGGCTTTTAAGGTGCAACACCCTAAACTCAAGATTAATCATGCTGTATTGCATGGCGGTGATGAGGGTAGCGGTAAGGATACGATGTGGGCGCCGTTCATTTGGGCGGTGTGTGGTAGTCATCTCAAGAATCGTGGCATCATGGACAATAATTCGATTAACTCACAATGGGGTTATCAATTAGAATCCGAAATACTTTTAATCAACGAATTAAAAGAGCCTGACGCTAGCGCTCGTAGGCAGTTAGCGAACCAACTTAAGCCGATCATCGCCGCACCGCCTGAAATGTTACCAATCAATCGTAAGGGTTTGCACCCATACCAAATGGCTAACCGTGTGTTCGTTTTAGCGTTTAGTAACGACCCCGTGCCGATTAGTTTAGCGTCACAGGATCGTCGGTGGTTCTGCGTGTGGAGTTCTGCACCTCGTATGAGTCCCGCACGGGCGCAGGCGCTTTGGGCGTGGTATCGCAAGGGGGGTTTTGAATCGATTTCAGCGTGGCTACACGCCCGTGATGTGAGTCAGTTCAACCCGTCAGCGTCGCCAATGATGACCGAATTTAAAGCGAACCTCGTAGAACATGGAATGAGTATGGCGGAATCATATCTCGTTGAGATGTTGCGTAATCGTGTCGGTGAGTTCACTAAGGGCGTGATAGGGTCGCCATTCCATGCGCTTTGTGACCGTTTAGCGGGGACTGCGCCTAGTGGCGTCAAAGTGCCACAATCGGCGCTCTTACACGCTCTCAAGGAAGCGGGCTGGGTTGACTGCGGGCGTATTAAGTCAAGGGAATATGACACTAAAAAACATATCTTCGCATCGCCTGAACTTGCTAGCGTGTTAAGTAAGTCCGAGTTACGGCGAGCGCTCGAGGATACGCCAACACCTCAAATAGTAAAGACAAGGTAAAAATAAAGCCCCGATGAAGGGGCTTTTTAATTAGTGGTTGAGAGTTTATAGGTCAAATACTGCAATCAATACACATACGATAATAAAAACTACTAAGGCGTGAATCATGTTGTTACCTTTCCGTTATATCGTTTAGCGAATAATTGCGCTGTTTGTTTACTGTTAAAGCGTATAGAGTATTCTTCGCCTTGTATTTTGTAATGGACTATATACATACGTTCTCCTTAGCGTATATCTCGATAAATTCATCGCCGTTATAAACACTAAAGCCCGCGTTAACAATCGCTTCGCAAACAATTTCAAAGCCCAATGAAAGCCCGTCTTTCGAAAAGTTCGGGCGTGGTAGTTTAATGTTGAGCGTTTGTTCCCATGCTTTTAATATTTCATTTGCTCGCGTCGCATATTGTTCTTGCGTGCCGTCTTCCTTTTCATCGCAGAACCATTGGTCAAAATGTGTATATTCGATAGGCTCAAGGTCATCGGGTTGTATTTCGTAAAGCGTGCCTTTGTTTTCGATGTCATATTCATGCCCTAAAGTGTCATAAATTTCGTCGATTAATTCTTCTAATTCATAGTTATCGTATCCTTGAAAACCTGTTCTAAGTAAATAAGCAATGAATGAATCATTGTTATCGATAGTATCTAAAGAATTTATTTGTTGTTGAATAAGTTCATTAGTCCATTCATACCTAGTTTTTTCAACGCGATTAGTCCCAAAGTCTACTCTAATTAAATTTTCCATTTTATTGCGCCCTTTCATCGTTTTTAATGCTATTGTGAATATCATCTAATAACGCGTAAATTAAGCGCATTTTTTGCGCATTGTCTAAGTTTTGAATACTGATTAGCGCTTGGTTATATTCACAATACGCTAACCCGTGTTTCGCTACTTCTTGAAATAAAGACATAGTTAAACCCTTTCTATTTTTAATTTAAACAACGCAACACCTACATTTTTCGCTAAATATATCGTTTGGTTATCGTTGTCATACCATGATTCGGGGAATTCATCCACAAAGTTAAAATCTACAAAATTGGTGTTTTCCATTAATACGTCATATAAGTTATCCATTACATTAAGCATATTAAAAACCCCCTGTTTTATAGACATAGACAAGCGCTAACAATGCGCCAGTTAAGGCGGATACTAGACCGCCGATGATGTAATCCCATTTATTAGGCTGTTTCATTGTGTAACCTCATCGTGGTTAGTTTTCCAATTTGTCATATATTCGTCGGCATACCATTCAGCAACGAACCAAACAACCGCATTTTTAAATTGAGTAGCACTATCAAGATTTTTAATAATGTAATCGGGCATTTCACCCGTCATATCCTTGTATTCTGCTAATACGTCGTGCAATTCGTGCGCAAACGCGTCATATATATCGTTTGTCTCACTATAATAAATAAGCCCGCTCACACCATTTTGACAACCTGAATAATTGATATTTTCCCAGTCAGGATGTTCATAAGTATCTAACATCCATTCTTTAAAACTATTAAATTTTGAATAATCGTTCATTTTGTTTACTTTCGTTTAGATTAGTTTATTAAATGCAAGGGATAACGCGCCCTTGCTCGCGATTCACTAAAATTACATTAATGCGCTTGTAAAATCAACGCTCACTTTCCCGCCTACTTGTGAGGTTATATCCGCGCGCATGGGCATAACCACGCCCACGAAGTTATCAACGCCCGCTAAATGCACAAGCGCGCTAGAATTACCATTTTGATATAAATTGAGAGTAGCGGTTTTACTCCCGCCTAGTAAGTGTTGAACTTTTAAAAATTGAGTTAAATACTCATAATTGAAGTTTGCTACTGTTCCATCGGTTGTGAATTGACATACGCGACGATAATCGGGAAAAGTTCCCTCAACTTGCGCGAATATGGTTTGTATGCCCATGCCTGTTATTTTCCAATAGCCCGCTTTTTCTTCTTTGGTGAATATCAATAACGGGTCAATTTTGCCCGCCTTTGGTAGATTTTCAATAACATCGCGCGGGATAATAAGAGACCCCGCGCCTTGATTGTCTTCGCTATGATGATTAAGAATACCTAATTTATGCCCGTCGGTTACAACTAGGCGCGTTGTCGTCGCATTGTATTCGACAAAAATACCGCATAAATAGTATCGGATATCACTTTTAGGCGCGAGGATTAAAAGGGCTTTTAGTTGAGATTGTTTAATAGAGAATTGCATTTTAATGTTTTCCTTTTCGTTTAGAATTGTTTAATGTTGTTATCAATACGGTATTTACAATCTTTTTTCATCTTGCTTACAACATAAGATAATGGATAATCATAAAATACCTCTCCAAATCTATCATTATCACTACTAGCAACGGCACGAATAGAACCGTTATGTTGTCTCTCTAGCATGATGTAATAATCTTTATAGTTAAAGTTTTTCATTTTTAGTTTCCTTTTTCGTTTAATTTAGTGAATTAGTTACTACCCCTCTATTTCAACATAGGTAAATTTATATTGCAACAAGTTTTGTTGCATTTATGCAAAATAATTGTTTGTGGATATTTTGTGTTGTCCAAGTGGATAACAACATGGACAACGCGAAAAAGCATTGAACGCTTACGGGGCTTCGAGATGGATATTGTGGATAATTATTATTACCTTATTCTATAAAAATGAAAATGGTATATATAGACTTGGCATAGGGGTAACTGAAATTGACTTGTCCACTTGTCCATCTTGTCCACGTTTGCCCATGCTTTTTGTCCCCGCTTTTTTCCTTGCGCAAGGCGCTCGCGTGCCACATGGATAATGTGAGCAATTAAAAAACAAATGCCCATGTTGTCCACAATGTAACGGCTAACAACTAATTGCTATCAACTTAAAACCCCTTGTCCACTTTGTCCATCTTGTCCATGCGGTCAGACGCCCGCCAGCAAAAAATAAAAATCTTCGGGCAGGGGGGGGTAGGGCAAAACGGACAGGGCCTTGCTGTAGCGGAGCGTTTGCAAAAACTTTTTATTTTTTTGAAAATATTTGCTACACTATGCAAATGTTCGATAATTTTCAATCCTTTCCTTACGAGGTACGCAAGCTCGAAGCAACAGAGGCGAGGTTAGAGAGGATATACAATGCATCAAAGCTAGGACTAAAAGGTGACTCGCTTGCGCTTGCAGCTGGAATGTTACCCACCGAATACCGACAACTCACGCAACTTGATCCAATTGCTGAAATGGCAGAACTCAAAGGCAAAGCGGATGGTGAAGCTGAAATGGCAAACGTGTTGCGTGACGCAGCACTTGCTGGCGACGCTAAGTCCGCGCTAGAAGTTCTTAAGCATCAGCACGGCTGGGTCGCTAAACAGCAACTGTCCATTGATGTCGAACAACGCATCTCCATCACGCAAGCACTTGAACAAGCACAATCGCGCGTCATCGAAGGCGTGTTCAAACAAGTAGAAAACGCAACAGACGCAACAAAAATGTTCCACGTGGAACCTCAACTCAAACAAACGGCTTAAATGCAAACAACCATCTATTCCGCAAATGACGAACAAGAGTTAATGTCACGGTTGTGGAGTCCAGCAGTTAAAGACAACCCATTGGCGTTTGTAATGTTTTGCTATCCTTGGGGGCAAAAAGGTACGCCCTTAGAAAACTTTAGTGGCCCACGCAAATGGCAACGTGAGATTTTGTTGGATATTGCCGAGCATATTAAACAAAACCAAGGCAAAGTTGACTTTGATGTCATGCGCGAAGCGGTGGCGTCTGGTCGTGGTATTGGCAAGTCGGCGCTGGTCAGTTGGCTTGAGCATTGGATGTTGTCCACACGAATTGGTGCAACAATCATCGTGTCGGCTAACTCCGAAAGCCAGCTCAGATCAGTCACATGGGCGGAGATTACCAAGTGGTTATCCATGTCCATCAATAGTCATTGGTTTGAGGTTAGTGCAACACGCGTCATGCCTGCCAAGTGGCTAACGGAATTGGTCGAACGCGACCTTAAGAAAGGTACGCGGTATTGGGGAGTTGAAGGGCGACTGTGGTCAGCGGAGAATCCTGACGCATACGCGGGGGTTCACAACTACGACGGTGTGATGGTCATCTTTGACGAAGCGTCGGGTATTGATGACTCGATATGGTCGGTGACATCAGGCTTTTTCACAGAAAACACGCCGCATAGGTTTTGGTTGGCGTTTAGCAATCCGCGTCGTAACTCAGGTTACTTCTATGAGGCGTTTCATTCCAAACGTGAGTTTTGGAAAAATCGCAACATCGATGCTAGGCAAGTCGAAGGCACCGATAAGAATGTGTACGAGCAGATTATTGATGAATATGGATCTGATTCGGTACAAGCGCACGTTGAAGTGTACGGTATGTTCCCCAACGCGTCGGATGATCAGTTCATTAGCGTGAACATTGTCGAAGAAGCCATGCGACGGGAGAAGTACAAAGACAACACAGCGCCCATCATTATTGGAGTTGACCCTGCACGATTTGGCTCGGACTCGACAGTCATTGCCGTACGGCAAGGGCGCGATGTGATTGCCATCAAACGGCACAAAGGTGATGACACGATGGAAACCGTTGGGCGCGTGATTGAAGCAATAGAAGAGTATCAGCCAGCGCTGGTCAACATTGACGAAGGCGGTTTGGGCGCTGGCGTGGTGGATCGGCTCAAAGAGCAACGGTACAAGATCAAGGGCGTTAACTTTGGCAATAAGGCGAAGAACGGCATGATGTACGGCAACAAGCGGGCGGAGATGTGGGGCGACATGAGAGAGTGGCTTAAGTCAGCGGCCATACCGAATGATAGATATTTAAAAAGTGACTTGATCTCGCCCATGATGAAGCCTGATAGTAAGGGTAGTATTTTCTTGGAATCGAAGAAAGATATGCGGGCAAGAGGGCTTGCTTCACCTGACGCTGCAGACGCGATTGCATTAACTTTTGCATTTCCTGTTGCACATCGGGAATATACAGGTATAATTCGAAAGAATACGTACCAAAATCAAGGCGCAGTTTTTAACTCTTGGATGGGATCATAATGGCGACTAAGCACGACAAACCAATACCACATAAAACAACGGGTAAAGGTAAAACTTACAATCCTACTGAAAAAGGCGCAGGCATGACTGCCAAAGGACGCGCCGAGTACAACGCAAAGAATGGTAGCAACTTAAAAGCGCCAGCACCAAACCCAAAAACAAAAGCAGACGCTGGTAGAAAAGCATCTTTTTGTGCTAGGATGACTGGAGTTGTTAAACACGCTAAAGGCGACGCACCACGCGCCAAAGCATCACTCAAGAATTGGAACTGCTAATGGCTACTAAACCTGGACTTTATGCCAACATTCACGCTAAACAGGCTAGGATAGCCGCAGGCTCAGGTGAGCGTATGAGAAAGCCTGGCGCTAAAGGCGCCCCAACCGCTAAAGATTTTAAAGATTCAGCTAAAACTGCTAAACCTGCTAAGAAAGGTAAATGATATGATGAAAGCTAAAATGTTTGAGAAAGCTAAAAAAGACGTCGAGAAAAAAGGCGTTAAAGAAGGCAGTAAAAAAGATATGGCTGGCGATAAGAAACAAATGAAAGCCATGAAGCCAATGACAATGAAAAAGAAATAATCATGCCTCTCAAAAAATCAACTTCTAAAGAAGCTTTTAAGTCAAACATCCGCGCTGAAGTGGCTGCGGGACGTCCTGTCAAACAAGCTGTGGCAATCGCATATAGCGAGAAACGTCAAGCAGCTAAAGGTAAATCTAGCGCACCGCGCAAAATAAGTGGGAGAGGTAGATGAGCAAGATAACAACTAAGTCACGCAACGCATTGGCTAAATCTGAATTTGGTATGCCAAGCTCACGCAAATATCCGATGCCTGATAGAGCGCACGCCGCTAATGCTAAAGCAAGAGCAACACAAGAAGTAAAAGCGGGTAAGTTAAGCCCATCAAGCAAATCAAAAATTGATGCTAAAGCAAACAAAATTTTAGCAAAGAAAAAATAATGGCATACGACCAATCATCGATGAATATTGTCGGAAAAGTTGCCGACGTAGGAAGTAATCCGACAACGCAAGAAGATCCGAAGGATACTCTATCGGCGATGCGGTCACGCTTTACGATGGCGATGTCAGCGTATAGCGAATCAAGAGAAGATGAACTTGATGATTTAAGATTTATGGCTGGTTCACCTGACAACCAATGGCAATGGCCTGCGGATGTGTTAGCAACTAGGGGTTCAGTCCAAGGACAAACCATCAACGCAAGACCTTGTTTGACTATTAACAAACTACCGCAACACGTCCACCAAGTTACCAACGAACAACGTCAAAATCGACCCTCTGGGAAAGTTATTCCTGCGGACGATAAAGGCGATGTTGAAGTGGCTGAAATATTTGACGGTATGGTACGCCATATTGAGTACATATCAGACGCCGACGTAGCATACGATACTGCGTGCGAAAACCAAGTTACCTACGGTGAAGGTTATATTCGCATATTAACTGAATACTGTAACGATAATTCGTTTGACCAAGACTTGAGAATTGGTCGTATTCGCAATGCATTTAGCGTATACATGGATCCAATGATTCAAGATCCATGCGGATCTGATGCTGAGTATTGTTTTATTACTGAAGATTTAACCAAAGAAGAATACGAAAGACAGTTTCCTGACGCTGCACCGCTTAGTTCAATGATTGCGCAAGGTGTGGGCGACTCATCACTTAGCCAATGGATAAATGAAAACACTATCCGTATTGCTGAGTATTTTTATTACAAGCATATACCGACAAAACTTAATCTTTACCCAGGCAACATGAGTCATTTTAATAACTCGCCTGAAGATAGACAGATGAAAATGATGGGTTTGAAACCAATCAAGAGTCGAATGGTTGATATTAAAAAAGTCATGTGGATGAAAACCAATGGCTTTGAAGTATTGGAAGAAAGAGAATGGGCAGGTAAATGGATCCCTGTCGTTCGTGTAGTGGGTAACGAATTTGAAGTAGACGGTCGTATTTATGTGTCAGGTTTGGTTAGAAATGCCAAAGACGCACAACGTATGTACAACTATTGGGTATCACAAGAAGCAGAAATGCTTGCTTTGGCGCCCAAAGCACCGTTTATTGGATACGGCGGTCAGTTTGAAGGTTATGAACAACAATGGAAAACGGCTAATACAACGAATTGGCCGTATTTAGAAGTTAATCCTGACGTAACCGACGGTATGGGTGGATCATTACCACTACCGCAACGCGCCCAACCGCCGATGGCTTCAAGTGGTTTATTGCAAGCTAAGGCAGGCGCAAGTGATGATATCAAGTCCACAACTGGACAGTATGACTCGAGCTTAGGTGCCACAAGCAACGAACGCTCGGGGAAAGCTATTCTTGCACGCGAAAAACAAGGGGATACAGGTACGTATCACTATGTTGATAATTTATCCCGCGCGATTCGCCATATTACCCGTCAATTAGTCGATATGATTCCTAAAATTTACGATACTGAGCGAATTGCTCGTATTGTAGGTATTGATGGTGAAGTTGATATGGTTAAAATCAATCCAACACAGCCTGAAGCCGTCAAAAAGATTGTTGACGAACAAGGACTTGTGATAGAAAAAGTGTATAACCCAAGTGTCGGTACTTACGACGTTTGCGTAACAACTGGCCCAAGTTATATGACCAAACGTCAAGAATCTTTAGATGCAATGAGCCAATTATTGCAAGGAAACCCACAACTTTGGTCAGTTGCAGGCGATTTATTCATCAAAAATATGGACTGGCCTGGCGCCCAAGAGATGTCACAGCGGTTTGCTAAAACAATTGATCCAAAATTGTTGTCTAATGACGATAAATCACCTGAATTACAGGCCGCCGAGCAACAAATTCAGGCGATGAGTCAAGAAATGGAACAAATGCACACGATGTTGCAAAATGTTAGCAAATCAATGGAAATGCAAGACATTGAACGCAAGGATTTTGAGGCACAAATTAAGATGTTTGACGCTGAAACCAAGCGAATTAGTGCAATTCAAGCATCCATGTCGCCTGATCAGATACATGACATTGTAATGGGAACAATTCATGCGGCAATTGATACAGGCGATCTTATTTCTAGTTCGCAACAAGATATGCGCATGAATATGCAAGAAGATGAGCAACCACCGCAGATGCCTATGCAACAACCACCGATGCAAGGCCAAGAACAAATGCCAATGGCACCACCTGAAGGGATGCAATAATGAAAGCCGCTGATTTTGTAGGAATTTTATTTCTAGCTCGTGATGTAACTCATTCGGTGCATTTAAATACCCGCAGCTACGCCAAACATAAGGCTTTGCAAAAATTTTACGAAAGTATTATTGATGCGGCAGACGATTTTGCCGAGGCGTATCAGGGACGGCACAATTTGATTGGCCCAATTAGCTTAATGTCTGCTAAAAAGACAACAAATGTAATAGAATTTCTTGAATCACAACTTGCAGAAATTGAAGGCGCAAGATACGATGTTTGTGACAAAGCGGATACTTCAATGCAACAATTAATTGATAATATTATTCAACTTTATCTATCTACTTTATATAAATTACGTTTCTTGGCATAATGGCAATAACTGTTAATCATTCAACTCCCGCTGATGGCTCTTTTAGTGCCTCGGGAGCTAGTGCTTGGAACGCTAATCATAGTTTAGTTGGTATGGGAACAATGGCAGAACAAGATGCAAATAATGTAGCAATTACAGGTGGTTCGATTGATGGTGTACCTATTGGAGCTGTTGTTGCAAGCACTGGAGCCTTTACCACTCTTGTAGCTGTATCAGGTGTTGGTGGGGGCGCGTTTTAATGGGGCCATTTTTTAATGGAAGTTTCTTTACAGGTGGTTTTTTTGAAGGTATTATTATAGCCACTGAGCAATTATTGATTAAACTCCGTACATTCACGGAAAAAGGAAGATTCTAATGTCTATCAATTTAAAAGCAATTACCGTTTGTATCGGTTATCAACAAATTACCGATTTAAGCACAGCCGTAGGTTTAACTGTACCTGCGATTGATAAATCAGGACTTAAACAAATGCCTACCATTGCAATAATTACACCTTTAACTGGCAACGTGCGTTGGCGTGATGATGGTACTTCACCTACGGCTTCTGTTGGCATGCCTTTGGCTGCTGGCGTAACTTTACAATACGACGGTAATTTAAACGGCATTAAATTTATTAATAACGGCGGTACTGCCGAACTTAACATTAGCTATTACGCTTAAAGGTAATATATGAACATTTCTAGTGACACTGGCGGCATTGATTCTAGTGCATTTCTTGACTACATTGCCAAACAATTTCCTTCCGATTTAACCCAAATGGTCACTTTACGTGACGAATTGGAAAAACGTCAAGGTGCAATGATTGCGGTTAATGCAGCTAATAATAAAGTTATTGAAGCTGATGCTTATGCCGAAAGCACCAAAGCTCAAGCTGACGCCCTCTTAAACGACGCAAAAATTAACAATGCCGCTTCTAAAGATACAAAAACAGCATTAGACGCCCGTGAAAAAGATTTAATTGAAGCTGAAAAACAATCTTCTATTGATAATGCGGCTACTGCTAAAGCTTTAGCAACTAAAGAAGCGGAATTAATTGCACGTGAAAATGGATTATCTCAAGCACAAGCATCATTAGCTGAAGGACAAGCTAAATTAGTTTCAGATCAAAATGCGCTTGAAACAAGAATTAAAGCTTTACAAGATAAAGTAGCTTCGATTAGTATTTAAGTAATAAAACTGTACTGGTGCAGATTACCAGGGATTCTTAGGAGTCATAGTGTCTGAAGAACAAGAAGTAGTCTTAGCGGACTCAACTGCCGCGCCAGAACAGGAAACAACAGCAGTTCCTGATCTTGAAGTAGTAACGCTGGAAGAAAAACCAGTTGAAGCAGCTAAAACCTTTTCACAAGAGGAATTAGACGCAGCGATTGGAAAACGACTTGCAAGAGAACAACGTAAGTGGGAAAGAGAACAGAACGCCAAGCGTGCAGAAATGCAAACTCGGGCGATTCCAGCCGAAATTCCGTCAGTCGATTCGTTTAACTCGCCAGAAGAATATGCTGAAGTATTAGCAGAACGTAAGGCAGAAGAACTAATAGCTAGACGTGAACAAGCTAGAGCGCAGTCTGATCTTTTAGAGTCTTACCACGACAGGGAAGAAGAAGCGCGGACTAAGTATGATGATTTTGAACAAATCGCATACAACCCCAAGCTACCAATTACTGACGTGATGGCTCAAACGATTCAATCTTCAGATATTGGCCCCGATATGGCTTATTACCTAGGGACTAATCCGAAAGAGGCTGAACGTATATCTCGCTTATCACCTTTCATGCAAGCCAAAGAAATAGGGAAGATTGAAGCTAAATTAAGCGACAACCCTCCTGTAAAAAAGACTTCAAGCGCTCCTGCGCCGATTGCACCTGTCACTGCTAGAGGTTCTAGCGCGTCAGCATACGATACAACTGATCCTCGTTCGATTAAGAACATGAGTACGTCAGAATGGATTGAGGCTGAACGAACCCGACAGATCAAGAAGCTAGAAGCATTGAGAAACCGCTAACTATTTTTTAATAAAAGGACTTAACTATGTCAAACTCGATCTTAACGATTGATATGATTACAAGAAAAGCTCTTGAGATTCTCGAGAACAACCTTGTACTCACACGTAACGTAAACCGCCAATACGACGATAGCTTCGCCGTTGAAGGTGCCAAAATTGGTTCAACACTCCGTATTCGTCTACCAGACCGTGCTTTGGTAACCGACGGCGCCGCCTTGCAAGTTCAAGACGACAACGAACAGTACACAACATTGACTGTTGCTAGTCAAAAGCACATTGGTGTTAACTTCACTTCTGCTGAATTAACAATGCAGTTAGATGATTTTGCAGAACGTGTATTGAAGCCACGTATTAGCCAATTAGCATCTTCTATTGATGCTGACGTAGCTAATTCGTACAAAGCTATGTATCAGTCTGTTGGTACACCAGGTACAACCCCTGCTACTTCTTTAGTTTTGTTGCAAGCTCAACAAAAATTAAACGAATCCGCCGCTGTTATGTCCCCACGCTACGCTACTGTTAACCCAGCAGCTAACGCAGGTTTGGTTGAAGGTATGAAAGGTCTGTTTAATCCTACAGACACAATCAGCCGTCAATTTAAAAATGGCATGATGGGTATGGGTGTATTAGGTTTTGAAGAAATTAACATGAGCCAATCTATTGTTCAGCATACAACTGGCGTGACTCCAACTGCGCCAATCGTAGCTACTACAGTAACTGCTCAAGGTTCTACTTCATTAGCAATCAGCTTTACAAGTGGTTCACCAACATTTAACGTCGGCGATGTATTTACTATTGCTTCTGTTTATGCTGTTAACCCACAAACCCGTCAATCAACTGGTTCATTGCAACAGTTTGTTGTTACAGCGCCTGTAACTGTTTCTTCTGGCACAACTGCCACATTAACAGTATCTCCAGCAATGTATACATCAACTAATGCTTTGGCGACTATTGATTCTTTCCCTGCTTCTAGTGCTGCCTTAACCTTCTTAGGTGGATCTAACACTCAGTACGCACAAAACTTAATCTATCATAAAGATGCGATTACTTTTGCAACTGCTGACTTGTTGTTACCACAAGGTGTAGATATGGCTTCACGTCAAGTTCATAACGGTATTTCAATGCGTGTTGTACGTCAGTACGACATCAACAATGACCGTTTACCTTGCCGTATTGACGTTCTATATGGCTACAGCACGATTCGTCCAGCAATGGGCGTACGTATGTGGGGTTAAACCTAATTGCTCTTGCGAAAGCAGGAGCTTTTTAAATCAATTTTTTTAAGGAATAAATATCATGGCACTTCCAAATGGAGCAGGTGGTTATCAACTAGGTGATGGTAACTTATCCGAAGTAGTATTAGGAACTCAATCAGCACCCGTAGCTAAAACAGCCGCAGCAACTTTAACTGCAGCCGAATTAGCAACAGGGATTATTACTTATACTGGCGCAGCCGTAGCTTTAACAGTACCTACAGGTGCTGATTTAGATGCAGCGTTTACTAGCATGAAAGTAAATAGCTGTTTTGACTTTTTTATCATCAATACTGGCGCAACTAACGCTGCAACTGTAACTGCTAACACAGGTTGTACTTTGGTCGGTGTTGCAGCAGTCGCTGCGGTCACGGCAGCTAATTGGCGTGTTCGTAAAACGGCTGACGCAACTTATGTTTTCTATCGTATAGCTGGCTAATATTAATGCCCCGCTTCGGCGGGGTTTTTATAGGGGAATAAATTATGGGTAATACCAAATCAATTGGCGTAGCTTTTGAAGATCAAGATTTAAAAAGTTCAAGTAATATCTACGCTTTGGCTGGTACAGGTCAAATTGGTTACAATACTGGATCAAGTAGTACAGCACCGTCAACCGTTACACAAGCTACAAGTAAATCAACAGGCGTAACAATTAACGCATCTGTTGGTCAAATTGTAACTAATAACGCTGCATTAGCGGCTGGGGCTGAAGTAGCTTTTATTGTTACTAATAGTGTTATAAGTGCGTATGATGTACCAGTTATTGCATTAGCAAGCGGCGCAACTACAGCGGGAACATATTTACTTTCTGTTGCCGCTGTTGGTGCAGGAACATTTACTATCGTAATTTCAAATGCAAGTACAGGTAGTTTAAGTGAAGCATTAACTATAAATTTTGCAACTATACACGTTGCACAAGTTTAATTTATAGCTGAAATATAGGGGGCTTCGGCTCCCTATCTTAACGGAAAAATATGACAATTATTTATTTAAAACATCCTGAACATGGTACTAAAATTGCCATGATGGAAATGGAAGCCGAATTTGATGAACAAAACGGCTGGGTGCGTTATACTGATGACACGCCATCCGAAGAAGAATTGGTTGCGGCTCCAATCAATACGTTGGAAGTAAAAAGACGTCGTAAAACTATCGAATAAAGGGTGAGCTATGGCAACTTATACCGCCAATGATCAAATAAATGGTGCGTTACGCTTAATTGGTATGCTTGCCGAAGGTGAAACACCTTCCGCCGCCACATCACAAGACGCTTTACTTGCATTGAATCAAATGATTGATTCTTGGTCGACTGAGCGTTTGTCTGTATTTTCTACACAAGATCAAGTTTTTTTATGGCCACCTGGCGCTATACATAGGACATTAGGGCCGTCAGGTAATTTTGTTGGTAACAGACCAATTTTATTAGATGATTCAACATACTTTAAAGATCCGTCAAACGGTATTTCTTTTGGTATTAAAATTATTAATCAACAACAATACGATGGTATTGCAGTCAAAACGGTAACTTCTACTTACCCACAAGTGATGTGGATTAATATGGATTACCCTAATATTGATATGTACGTATACCCTGTTCCAACTAAAGTGTTGGAATGGCATTTTATTTCGGTAACAGAATTAGATCAGCCTGCTAGTTTATCAACTGTTATTGCGTTCCCACCAGGCTATTTAAGAGCTTTTAGATATAACCTTGCGTGTGAGATAGCAGCTGAATTTGGTGTTGAAGCACCACCGTCTGTTGCTCGCATTGCAATGGCTTCTAAACGTACGCTAAAACGTATTAATAATCCTGACGACATTATGTCGTTGCCGTATAGCATTGTGGCTACACGTCAACGCTTTAACATTTTTGCTGGTAATTACTAATGCAAACGCCAATTTTAGGCCAAGCTTACGTTGCTCGTAGCGTTAATGCTGCGGACAATAGGATGGTTAATCTTTTTCCTGAAGCTATACCTGAGGGCGGTCAAACAAATGGTTTTCTCAACCGAGCGCCTGGACTTCGATTACTAAAAACACTTGGTACAGGCCCTATTCGTGGATTGTGGACTCATCAAAGTAATGCAGCTGAAGCTTATGTAGTGTCAGGTAATGAAGTTTATAAAATAGATACTTCATACAATGCTACGTTACTTGGCGCAATTACAGGCACAGGGCCAGTATCCATTGCTGATAGTGGTACCCAAATTTTCTTTGCTTGCAATCCTGATGCTTTTGTTTACACTAGCGCAACAAATGTATTTGCTAAAATTACAGATCCTAACTTTGCAGGCGCCCAAACTGTTTGTTATATTGACGGTTATTTTGCTTTTAACCAACCTAATACACAAATTATTTGGACAACCAATATTTTTGATGCAATGGTTATTGACCCGTTGGCTTTTGCTGCTGCGGAAAGTTCACCAGATTTAGTTCAAGCTGTAGCGTCTAACAATCGTGAAGTATGGGTATTTGGTGCTGGTACAACTGAAGTATGGTACGACGCTGCAACTGTACCATTTCCATTAGCCCCTATTCAAGGCGCATATAACGAAATTGGTTGCATAGCACCATTTTCTATTGCTAAGTTAGATAACAGTTTATTTTGGCTTGGGGCTGATCCTAGGGGATATGGCATCATTTATCGCAACCAAGGGTACACAGGCAAACGTATCTCAACGCACGCTGTAGAGTACGCTATACAACATTATGGCGATATATCAGATGCAGTAGCATATACATACCAAGAAGAAGGCCATGCGTTTTACGTTTTAAACTTCCCTTCGGCTAATGCAACTTGGGTTTTTGACGTAGCTACAAACGCTTGGCATGAACGTGCA